TGCAGGCTCTATGAGTTCAATTCTCTTAATCCCTGTATCCATAAGCATATCATGTAGTTTGGAAGGGTTGATATCTCTGCCGAGTTTCCCGCTCTGCCATACTACAAACCTGTCGACGGCATCAGCAACAGCCTGCTCGATATCAGCAGCTGATTGATCCGTATCGGACGGTATGTAGTACGTAAACATGACATTATACTCAACCGTAGCAGGGTCTTTCACACTCACGAAATCCGTAAGAGGACGTACTTCTGAATCATTGCACGCTGTCAGAATATCTTTCTTGATAGTTTCCGACGCTATAGAGCCGTCGTTCATGAGAGCGTAGATATAGACGTGTCCGCCCATGAGTTCCCCGGTATCGGGGTCTTTTGGCATCGATGCAACAACATCCGTAATTTCGGTGCTGACAGACTTAGCCCAATACTCATAAGCGCCCATAGGGCCTGCGGTTGAGTACGCATCTTCGGACGCTCGCAAGAGTTTATAGTATTCCTCATCTGACGCCTCATCCGCACCGCCGTCGCTTGCCGTGATATTCTCACATTTCTCGTAAAATGGGAACAGGTCTACCAATGCGCTAAGTTGCCCTGCAGCATATCCATTTCCGATATTTCCGACAGTTGCACATTGTACCTTAATATCTACAAATGTTTCGCCAATCGGGACGTAGGTGTCGGCTACAGTCTTCCAGTACAGGGTTCTGCTGGTGTCGGTCACACGAGTGCCTGAAGGGATCAGGATTGACGACACTTGCGCAGCGGAAATATAAAAACGCATCATGCAGGTTGCCGCAGTTGCTTCTGGTCGTTCGTGCTCATAAAAGAGCTCGCCAAGAGCATCGAGGTTTTCTCCGGTTGCCCGGCTCGGTATGTTCTGGTTTGCAGCATAGTTAATCTCAGATTTGTTAAGCAGGATGGCGTATACCACCCATCGAATAAACAGGTGTTCCGGGCTGCTGGGGGCAACCGTCGTTTGTGTAATTCTTTCGTAAGCTGCGATAAGCTTAGCAACAAGCGAATCTGTGTCAGTGCCTACGAACTGATAATCGCTACTCATTGATTTCCACCTCCACAGTAGGAATGAGCTTTCCCGGCGCACTGGCATCGACCTCAAAGGTCACCCCGGTCAATGTTGCACGTGGCTCATGTTCTACGATTGCCTCCTGAATCTCTGCGATCATCATCTGCTTTGCAACGGGAATGGGCTTATCTTGAAAACGTCTTGGCAGCCCAAAGTCCCGGTACAGCGGAACAGATCCCAAAGACGTAGACAGAATGACGGCGATGTTTTGCAAAACAGAGGCGACTTTGTCGGACTCATTAAGCCTTATCTTGCCTAGCTCCTGCGCATTTACTGTATAATTCATGCTGCCTCCTTTATACGTTTAGGTACTCCAGCAGATTTACCGAGACGGTTGCGCCGCTTAGATTACCAATTGCGTCATAATAATTCATGTCAATTTTGTGACTTTCAATAGTCCATCTATATTTGCCGTAGGCTTTTTCGCCTATGACCAAAGGCAGAGTTTGTCCGTCACGTTCATACGTCCATATTTTTACGAGCTCTTTCATTACGTCCACGCCAAGCTCAGACGTAAGCGTCATTTGAAAGCTCATGGTGTCCGGATCGAGCCCGGTAAATTCAGTCGCTGCATGGTACAGATGACGCTTATGCTTGGTGTATTGAGCCGAACCCGACCACTGCATCTTGCTAAAGGTTTCCACGATTTCATCAGAAACCTTGAATATGATGTCGCCAAGACATCCAATTTGCATTTATATACCCCCTAAAATAAATCCGTCCCCATCAAAAACCGGTATGTAGAGTGCCAGCACAGTATCTCCGACTTTTGGCATCCAATATGTCACATTGGAACGAGTGTGGTCATGGTTTGGTTGTGTACTTACAGCGCCGCTGTGTGAGTGCTCGTTGTCGGGCTTAATGTAAATATCAGCGTCATAGTGCTGAAGCACGGGCAGCCAGCCGGAAGTTAAATTACCTTTATCCTTGTACAAGACACGCGCTTTCCGGCCCTCTACGTTTACAGAGCTGACTGTTCCGACCCGAACCAGGTTTCTCATAATATTTTCAAAGTCTTTCTCCATCAATAGCCCTCCAATACTCTCCGCAGCGTGATTTGCGTTGTATATCCACTGTCTCCGACTGTATGCTTTGCTTGCTTGATAATGTATTTGCCCGACCATGAACCCCATCCGACCAACATAATAGTGACACCGGCGACGAGTTCGGGGCTACCGGGCATTGAAAACGTGGCGGAATGCTCGTACTTATTCTTCAAGCGGAGTGACTTCTCAGCAAGCGCCTGCGCTTCCCCCACGCTATTTACCTTGGCGGATACCTCTAACTGCTGGTTCTCTTCGTTGTCATCATCGTAATCCTCGGTATAAGCGATTGCGCTTATAACCTCTCCTGTGTCAGGGTCTGTGTAGCTCACCCGGCAAGACGCGTAATTTGAATCTGCCTGTCCGGTTGACACCTTATATGTAACATAGCTGTGGTCGCCTTTAGTAATGGTCTTGACCGCACTTTTCGCCTCATAGGCGGCCTGATCAAACAGCACTATCGTGCCATTTGTTATTTTGAGCGATATCCCTGAGTTGTGGCTCAGCTTTGACAAAAATGAGATGTCACTTTCGGTTATTTGCTCCACACGGTCATACTCAGGATCGGTTGCGGATTCATACATGCATTTCATACCGTTTTGAGCCGCCATTTCGCTAGCAATTCCCGACAGGGTATACCCCTCCCAAGACTTGCTTTTCTTCGTTTGGCGAATCCGTGATTTGTACGGAAGTGATGTGCACTTGATAGAGATTTCCGCAGGCGGTCCTGATGCGCTCACGCTGTCAAGTTCAAATTCTCCACAGTCCAGCAACAAATCTTTTCCGTCTGTATTCCAGTTCTGCCGGATAATAGACGCCTTAATATTAAGCCCCTTGTTATCCGCTGCCGACGCCGCAGACTGTACTGCGGCATTGAGCCACTTTGTAAGCCACACACCGTCTCGGTCATGGAGTTTAATTTGCAAATCGTCGGTTTCGTCCTCTTCATTATCTATGTAGGTCAGCGATTTCCAATATTTTTTTATAGATGAGGAAATGTTCACTCCTTCAAAGCAGACTTCCACATCCGTCCGTCTGGCTAAGTCCTTGTTGCTCATTAGCCTGTCACCCGCTTCCATGGCGGCAGAGAATCGGGAGTCTCAGTGCTGACATCAGGAAGCGTCAACGTGATACCTGCGGGAAAAATGTAATATCCCAGCAGGTGCGGATTGAGCTTCATCAGCTTATCCGTATGCGCTACGCTCCCTAACTGTACATGGGCTATACTATCCCACATATCGCCCTGAATAGTTGTATAGGTTTTGTTACTCATAAATGGTCACTCCTCTTCCGAGAATTAATTGAAAAAAGTTTTCCGTGACATCACAATAATTATTTGCTATAATTTTCCTAAATTGGGAAAGTGAGGATAGATATGAAATCCGAGAAAATAATGAAAGAGCTTGTTAGCATTGGCTTAGCCAAGCAAGTAATGTGCTCAGATTCTGAAACAGCAAAATTTAGAGAGTCAGGCACATCAGACTTGCCCGAAGGCGTTTTTTACGACATGGTTTCTAAGTCAGATGACGATGCGATTGTCAAATTAGGCCGCACTTTTTGGCGTTATGACATCAGTGAATTGCCCGAACCCGAACTACATACAATGCTTCTCGCAAAAATGGTTAAAGAGCACCAAGAATTGACGCCTAAGATTAACAGCATTAAGACATGGGTTGCCGTAATGGGCGGATTGACCGTTGTAAATATTGTCCTGGCTATAATTGCCGCATTTGGATTATTTCTGTAGTCAAATACGAATTTTTGCTTAATGAGAACGAGGCGAGAAGATTTCCCCCATAGCGCCCATTGTAATTTGCCACGCCCACATCGACACAATATTGATTAATGAAACGCCCCACTTTTCGTGGGGCGTTTTTCGTTCTTATTCCCGTAGTCTATTGCACAAACTATACTCACCTATAGCTCCGCCTCGACGTGTCAATTCCGGCTTCATCCATAACCTCAAGAATATATTCCTTCATATCATCATCACGCTGCCCCAAGATAGATGACAGCTCTGATGTTGAGCCAACACCTTCAATTTGATAGACGGGTGCAAATGAAATTACTATTTGAGTATTGCTTGCTCCGCTTGGGTCTGCCGATACCACATCCTGACTGCTAATCGCGCTGTAAAGATCAGCGCCTTGATAAGCGCTTAGCAGCCTTTGCGTTTCCGAGGCAGTATGTACGATTTCGCCGCCGGAAAAATTGACTAGTTCCGGCCCGTTTTCGCCAACTATTGCATATCCGGGCGGCGCTGACATAGTTCCCACTGCGAATCCGGGAAGGCTTAGAGCAGGAGCGAAGCTGGCAACAGGTACAGAGCTGACGGTTGGCAGCGCATCTATAGCAGCTTGAGCAACCTTGCCGTACGCTGCTGAGACAAGCGGAGTCATGTCAACTGCGGTGTCAATAAATTTTTGGATTGTGTTTTCAGCGCTTATTGCAGCTTCTGCACTAAAATCCATTCCCTTAACGGCATCTTCGACTTGTGCCTGTATCTCCGGCAATTGCTCGGCTATACCCGATTGAAGGAGTCCAAGCTTGTCAGCTGCTTCTTTCTGCGCTCGTATAAGATCCTGATATCCTGTCACCAAATCGTTGATCTTATCAACATCGTTGGAATTGATTGCGTCGGCAAGACCTGCCACTAAGTTTACAGACTGAGCGCTGCCATCCAGCCCTGAGAGAACCTCGCTTAATCCCTCAATATCACCAGCCTTGTCAGCGACCAATTGTAGGTTGTCGCCGTATGCTCTCCAGTAATCTTCTTGCCCTTTTACATTGCCATTTATTTCGTCTATGTCGGTCGCAATAACATCGGCGGCTTTGTCCCAAAGTGAATATTGAGACTGAATACTGCCGTAGGCGGCAACCGAAAGCTCGTCATAAGAGGCGGCAAGCCCGTCCAGTTGAGTTTTGGCGTTAGACATGATTTCGTCCATTTTGGTAACCACGCCAAGACCTTTATCGCTGCTTTCGTCGCTGACGCCCATCAGGCTCTTTATGGCTTCCTCTAATTCAGCAATTGCTTTCTCCGCAGCTTCTATAGGGTCCTCGCCTTCCTCAATTGCCTTGGTGTAATTCTTTTGAGCTTTTTTAGCGTCCAGCATTTCTTGGTCTAAATCGGAGAGCTGCCTCTCTAGGTCGTAGTATTCTTGTGATAACCAACGGGTTGCACCTGTCATACCACCTGTAGCAGCCAACGCTTCTTCCCATAGTTCGGCCCTCCTAGACTGAACAACCGCATAAGCGGCTTCAGCTGAGGTGAGATTGTTCTGTGCCTTAGTCAGCCCAATACTGTTTTTCTCGGCCTCAATAAGAACATCTGCGTACTTTTCGTACAGAGTCGTAAGCTGGCTTTGAAGAGCCTGCTGCATAGCGTTCTCTTTCCACGCTTCTGTATTTGCTCTCAGCGCGGCAGTGCCGCCGTCAATGGTATCCTTCTCAAGGTCGATATATCCGGCAAGTTCGGGAACTACCTGACATAACAGGGCAAGCGTATTATGATACTCCTTCGCCTGTTCATCGGTCGTGATGCCTGCCGCCTCAAGGTCTTCCAATTTGCCGATATAAGTTTCCGCAATACCTGCGGCAGCAAGTGTAGATGAGGCCGTGCTTTCATAGACTGCGTTCGCCTCTTTAATGGTATCGGACATTTCTCTGGCCGCAGTGGTTAACTCTTTTACCGACGGAATTGCGTCGTCCCGCGCTGCAGACGCAACTGCAACTATCACACCGGCAAGGGCGGCCACTCCCGCAACCACAGCTATAATCGGTCCAAGCGCAGTTGCTGTTGCAAGACCAAAAACAGATGCAACGGCAGCTGCAATCTTCATCGCTGCCGCAACTGCTGTGATTGCGACAACGGCTGTGCCCAAAACTCCGACGAACACTGTTATACCCCTCACAAGCGCAGGATTCCTCTCAATAAACCCTGTCAGGGCAGTCGAGACTTTCGTTGCAATCTCGTACAGCTTTTGCAGCGTCGGGGTGAAAGCGTCGCCCACGGCAACTTGCAAATTCCCGTAAGCGTTCTGCATCATTATCAGCTTGCTCTCCGTGGTACCGTACATGATATCGGCTTTTCCTTGGAGCGCCGTGTTTTCTTCCCATGCCTGATTTGCCTGTTCTATCGTCCCGGAAAGCAGGTCGCCGGCATTCGCCAAGCCTAAAATAGCCTTTGTCTGTCTGACGTTTGTAATGCCGAGTTCGTCAAGAATGACAACGGCGCTGCGCCCGTTCCGCTCGGTATCGTTTAAGCCCTGAATAAACGCATCCATCGCACTAACGGCGCTGTCACCCCATGCGGCGGTAAATTCATCAGCAGTCATACCCGCAACATCCGCAAAGTCTGTCAGACTGTCGCTACCGGTCTCCACAGCTTTATAAAGCGTCTGGATAAGTGTGGACATGGCCGTGCTGCCTGCCTGCGCTTCAATGCCGAGAGAACCGACCGCAGCGGCAACCGCAAGAATATCAGTTTCGCTGAATCCCGCAATATTAGCTGCCGCCGCCATGCCTTGGGACATATCTACAACCTTTGATGCGGTCGTTGCTGTGGCGTCACCAAGTTCGGCAACGGCCGAGCCGAGACGCTGGTAGTCCTTTGTGCCAGTGATGTTGGCAAATTGCGCCAGCATGGTCGCAGCGTTTTCTGCGGTCAGGTCTGTGGTTGTGGCAAGCATGGCCATAACCTCGGTAAATTCAGTAACCGCATCCTGAGCCACACCAAGCTGTCCTGCAGTTTCGGCTATCTTCCCGAGCTCTGACGTGGTAATTGGGATCTCCAGCGACATCGCCTTGAATTCTGCAGCTATTGCCGCCAGTTCTTCATCCGTGCCGCCGACTGTACGGCGCACGCCGGCCATTACAGATTCAAACTCAATCGACGCGTCTATGCACTCGGAACACCAGTCGTATATTTCTTTAAGCGCTTTGGCAATTCCGGCCGCAACAATAGCCTGGCCTACGGCGGTAAAAGCAGCAGAGGCGACAGAGCCGAAACTATTAGCTTCATCTGCCGCCTCTTCCTGCTTTTGTTTTACTTCCTCAATCTTCTCACCGAGTTGAGCAGACTCTTGTGTAAGGTTGCTGGTATCAACACCGGCCTCATTAAGAGCCGCACTCATCCTATTGAGCTTCTCCGTCTGGCCTTCCAACGATATGGACGTCTTGTCAATCTGGTGCTGCTTAGATAACAGCTGGTTCTCCAGCGCAGAGGAAAATCCCTCAGTTTCGGAAATCTCTTTTTGGACGTTATCATACTGCTGCTGTAGGACCTCAAGCTTTTTCCCTGTTGCTTCCACTGCACTCTGCTGCTTTTGAAAAGCGGAGATATCGGACTGGGTCTTGCTGAGGGCTTCTATCTCCTTCTGCATGGAAGCAATGGCGCTTTGCCCTGATTTGAACGTGCTATTAAAGCTGCTGCCGAGCTGGGCGTTCAGCTGAAACATCATATCATATATTTTTCCGCTTTCCATGTTGTCCCCCTTTTCAAAAAGTTATTTTCTGGCGAGGCGCGCACTGGCGCGAGCCTCCTCCTACCTGTGGCGAGCTTCTGCCACAATCTGATTGCTCTCCCTAATCCACTGCACCAGCTCCCGAAGTGGGAGCGACAGCCAGAACGGGACAGGCGTGTTATTGGTCTGAGCAAGCAGGAGGCATTGCCGCCGAATCCATTTGCCGCCGTCGCAGGCGGTTATTCCGACTTTAGCAAAAAAGAGCGAGCAGCACTCCGAATCTTGTTATACTCGCCGAGGGGCAGGCGCGCGAAGAAATCAGCGCCCACTCTCGGGGTGCTGGCGCGAGCCGCCATGCGGATAAGGTACTCGCCGGAGAACGCCGGGACGACGACCATTTTGCCGATAGCCTGAAGCTCGTTCTCAATGTCAAGGCTGTCCTGCCCAGTGAGCAGATCCCAGTCAAAAACAATCGTCTGGACGACGAGGTTGTTATGGGAAACGGGCTTCTTGAACTTGTGCTCGTAGATATCGCCGCTCGCATCGGCCTCCGATTTAGCAATGGCCAGCTCGTCGGCATCGACCTCCGGCTCGGGCATAGTCAGGCTCACAGCAAGGTCATCCGCTGTGACAGAAAGGCTACTGACGTCGGGTGCTGCGTTGACCGGATTGTTTTCATAGTTGTTCATGTTAAACTCCTTTAAAAATAGCCCGAGGCGGATAACCGCCCCGGGTATGGTGATTTTTTATTTTCCGAGTGCTTTTCTGACGTCGGCGTTGTAGTCGACGCCGTTCACGATGTCGATGCGGTTAAGCTGGTCGATTTCCTCAATTTTCTTGCCGTCCATATAGGTAGCAAGATAGCGCACAGCCATTGAAACGGTCGTGTCTCCGCTGGTTGCCGGAGCTATCGTGCCGCCGCTGGACGACTTCGGTACACCTATAAGGACATACTTGAAGCCTGCCGTAATCAGCGCACCAGCAACGGGATCCTCGTTCGACTGAGCAACACGCAGTTCAAGCTGGTGGCGACGCGGTTCACGCAGCTTCGCCAGCTTCTCGCCGTCTGCGCGCAGAGTAATATCCGCGACCATTGCATCGTAATGGCCGGGAATCGGGATTTCAACGTCGCCGCCAATACCTGCGCCGTTGATTGTAATAGTCTTTCGGTTTCTGTCCGGGATTTTGAAGCTCGCAATCCCCATGAATTCGGTCGAATCTTCGTAGAGGGCGAAATCAATAGTGCCTACATCAAACATTTCTCATTCCTCCTGTCTATCCCTGCAGTGCAGACGTGACATAGCTCACATCGTACTCAAGAATAAAGTCTATTTCCTGTGCGGGGCTTGGCGGTGTTATATAGTTATGAATTCTCATAATGCCTGCCATGAGACCGGTCAGGGGGTTTTCGGCCTCCAAGAACTCTGCGCGGCCTCCGAGTATATACCCCATGCCGGTGAGTCCATTAAACCAAATGTTGATGGTGTCCAGAATGGTTGCAATCAGTCTTCGGTTCATCGGCTTGTCAAGCTTCCCCCAAAATGTATAGATTTCAGTTTTTCCGACCCAATCGAAAACTCTGGAAATCGGGATAAAGTAATCTTTGACATCGGTGTTGGTGGGATAGCACGAAGTGTAGTTGCCCCAGCAAACAATACCGCCCATAAATCCAAGTGCAGTTACCACGCCGCCCGAATTGAGGATGTTTGCCTGAGCGAGTGTCATCGGCACCTCGGCGCCGTTATCAAGGATGATGGAATCACACTTGAATGACTTGTTAGACGGGCTCTCATAGGGGCAACCGTTATTGGTGTTATCGACCTTTGCCATAAGTCCGGCAAGCTGCGTAGACATATGGAACTTCTTGTCTCCCAATTTGAGCATAGGCCAGCATACGATTTCGTTTTCATCCACAAAATTCCCGGAGTTTTTAAGCGCAACAACTGCGCTGTAATCGGCAGCTCCTTCTATCTCGTCGGTGCTTAGGTCAATAAGCGCCTTCGCATTGAACATACCGTTGATGCCGCCGGCCTTTGTAGCCATGACAGCGCCGACCCCGGTATCTCCGGAGAAGCCCGGAGCGCAAATGATATCGGGTACGATTCCAACCTTGCCCATGCACAGCTCAATGGCTTCAAGCCCTGTTGCAACAGCCTTTGCACTCACAGCCGCCGTGTCCACCTTGCTGTATGCGACGTTCAGGCTGGTAGCCGTGTAGATAGACCCATCTTCCAGCAACTCAATAACGCAGCTGCCGTCATCGTAGTAAACGGCATAATCAGCGTCCTTGATATAAGCGCTGCCTGCGCCGCCCGAGGCCTTGACAATCATAGCCTTGTCGTTGATTGCCTCAAGTGGAAGGGTGATTTTGTGGTTTGTTACAGCCATGTCATCGGCAGCAACCGCCTCGTTCATTTTGACCGGATTGAGCAGGTTGCAAAAGATTGCAGGCTGACAGCCGAACAGCTGAAAATGCGAGTACATAAACTCACAAATGCCGTACTTCTCCCAGTCATCCGAGTAACCAAGCTTTTCTATCGCCTCTGCCCAACTTGTGCAAAGTACGGGCACGCCTACGCCTGCCGGACTTTCTGCGCTTTGGATGGGCGCCGAGCCGATTACGAACGGGATTCCCGATTCGGCAACAACAGGCGTGCTGACGCTTGTTGCCTGTTCGGAGATGTAAATTCCGTGTTTTGCCATTAGTATTTCCTCCTAAATAGTTTTGCCGGAAGCGAGCTTTTTGTAGTAAACATTAAGCGCATTTCCGGCAGTTTTTACTTTGATACGGTCTTTCGCAATGGTCTTGTTTGTGACGATGAGCTTTGCAATCAGCGGGTACTTCGCAATCGCATCGGCAATTTCCTCCTCTGCCGATGTTCGGTTGCCCTGTAGAACCATTCCGGATTGTATTACCCCGTGGATTGTTGGCCCGAGGTATACGCAAAAGCCGGTGTCGTCGGCTTCTGCAGTCTGTACCGTGGTAACCTCTTCGACCACCGGTGCGGCCGGAGCCGGAGCTTCCATCTCGACGGCGGCGTTTAAGTCCTCAATAGTAGTATCCGCCGCAGTCTCGGTTTTCTTTACTGCCATATGTTCTTAACCTCCCTTCTGACAGCCGGGAGAATCCATGTGCTGGACATTTCCCCGGCGTAATAAGGCGCAGTGTCATCGGGGTAGATAAGACACTCAAGCCCGGCCTCAAGGTCGAGCTGAAACCTGTCACCAATGACTACCCGCTCAAGCAAGGCAATCCGCAGCCGCTCCATGAGATTGAGCAGCATAAGCCCGCCCTCCTCCTCGTTGTCGTTGTAAACGCAGAATATGGAGCGCACGGTCACAGATGCGGAAACAGGTTTCCCGGAAGTCTGTGTGTCCCTGCCTGTGATGATTTGGTGGATAATATAGGGGGCTTTTTTCTGCGCAGCCGAACTGTCCGGCAGGCGCATTTTATGAATACCGGCGGCGCGTGGCTCCGGCTCAGTCTTATCTTCCTTTTGCCTGCGAACCGGCATTATGATATCAGCCGTTACCTCGCGGGTCGCAACGCTCAATACCTCAAGTAAATCTACTTTTGTCACTTACTTACCCCCATCCGTTGAGCACTCGGGAAATCTCGTGCTCCATGCGTTCGTCAAACTTTTCAAACGCACTTTTAGCCAGCTTGTCCTCAACCTCTTTGTTTCCCAACATTTGCGCAACGGAAGACCCCATCAATTCTTTGATTTCATCACTTCCAGAAGCGGTTGCGCCACCGGTGCGCTCAAAGATCCCCGTATGCCCGGATTTCATTGTGGCAACAAAGGCGTCATTATATCTCATCGGTGATGTATCTTTGAATTGATGACCAGTTGCAGAAATGCCAGGATGAATGCGCTTATAGAAGCCGTTTATCATTGCTGTTGCCCACACGCTTTTGTCAACAGCCGGAGACTTTGGTGATGCTCCACCGTAACGATATAGAGGTATCTTGCAGCCGCTGAAGCTTACAAGGGCTGTAACTCCAGAGCTATAAGTGTATTGAATTGTGATGTTCTCATTGCTACGAATTGCAGCTTTAGAAATGTCATACTTTTCTTGTATAACCTCGCTGCTCTTGGTTCTCAGATGGGAAACAGTGCGTTGCATTGCGCT